GACCGTCCACACTTCGCCGGACCACGCGGTCACTTTGAAGACGACGCGACACTCCCCCCCGCTTTGGTCAGTTTCGTCGTACCACGCCTCGGCGGCCTCTTTCGCGGCCAACTCTGCCGAGTTGTTGCACACGGACATCCGATGCAGAAGAACCTCGGTCCAGTATTTCCCCTCCTCGCTTGTGCCGGTGCCGTCGATGACCGTCTGCACCTCACACAGCCACGAATACTGATCCAGCTTCGTCGGCTTCGCCCCGGCGCTCCGCTCGGTCCACACTGGCCTCGGGTCACGTTCGATTCCGTTGATGTTCACTTCTTCTTCCCCTTCTTCGTGTACTCCCGCCACGCCTTGCAAATCTGGCCGAAGTAACGCGATTGAATGATGACGAGCGACGCGGCACGCTTGAACGGCTTGCCATCGGCACCCATCAGCCTGATGCCGTCGTGCAGCTCGCCCGCGTTCGCGTGAAAGACCTTGCCGACAGACCATTGATTGCGGAGTTTCTTGCTCACTTCACACCCCATTTCTTCTTCCACTTCGCTTCCCGCTTCATGTTCGCTTGGTCCAGATGCGAATCGACGGGAAGCGTTTGCGGGACCATGGACGCGGACAACGCCCGCACAAGCTTGATCTTCGTGTCCAGCTCCTCGACGCTCGTGCAGACGATGTAGATGCCGCCGGCCTTGGTCAGCTTGTTGCCGAACTCGATCTGGTTGTCGTTCAGCTCGCCGGCGCGGTACACCTTCCCGGTCAGGTCGGTTTCCTTGGGCTGTTTCGTCTCGACCGCCATGAAGACCGCGTGCGGCACGCCTTCCTTGCGCGACGGGAGCTCAATCCAGCCCATGATGTCGGGCGCCCCGGGGAACGAGAACGACACGGGCCGGGGTTTCCCGCCGCGCCCCTTCATCCACGCCACGCCGGTGTTCTGCCGCCACACGTGGACCCCGGGGAGCACGCCCAGATACCGCAGACACGCCGACGTGAGGCTTGTTTCATGCCTTCGCATTGGTGTTCTCTCCTTCGGCCTTCGCGATGGCGTCGCGGAGTTGATTGGTGATTGGGTCAAGATCAACGCACGGATCATCAGACCCGAAGCGATCGGCAAGGGCCGCCTTGCACGCGGCCAGTAGATAAGGCACCGCTTCCGGGTCGATCCCTTTGCACGCGTTCACGCAGGCCATGGCGCGATCACGGTTTGCGATTGCTCGCTTCGCGCCCATGAACCGGTTGAACTCTGCAACGCAGCACCCTTCGTCATCCCACAATGTTGGGCGATCGTCTGAATGCTCGTCGCCGCTGATCCACGGCTCTGGTGTGTGCTTGCTCACTTCCCACCCCCCGCCTTCGCCAGATCGGCCAGAAGGCTCGACGTGAACCGCTCGGGCGGAAGCACGAACTCGATCGCCGGGAAAAGCAACCACAGCGACTCCATCTGCGCTTCGCTCATCGTGCCGTCGTCTTGGATGATGATGCGGGGCGCGTCCAGAACGTTGTTGAACAACGCACGGTCGCTTTGTCGCGTTGAATGGTTCATAAACACCCGGCCCTCCATGAACACCGGCACAGGCCGCCGGCTCGCCCAGATTCCGCCGCGGATCGGCTCGACGGCGATCGGCATCCCCAGCTTCTGCATCCTGAGAATCGCGTACTCGGCCCACGATCCTTCTTGAGCCACACCGGACACGTCCACCGCGACGAAGGACATCCCCGGCCAGATTGCGGCAAGGTACTCCGCTGTCTTATCAATGCAACTGTCGAAAGCGGCCAACCCGCGATTGGCCCATAGACGTTCGCCGGCGTTCGGCTCCACGCCACCGATGTACGCGGACACCTCTCTGATCTGGTGGGGTGGGCGGAAAAACGATCGGAACAAATCGTGGCGTCGATTGGCCGCCAGCCCCGTTAGTCGCTCAACCATCGACTCCAGCGCCGGGGTTCGCCCGTTGGCAAGCCCGGTGGGGTACCGCAGATGCACCCCGGGCTGGGGAAGCCCGGCGGCCCTGCACGCCTCGGCGGCGGCCAAATACTTCGGGGCCTCGACACTCATCACCCCGCCCATGTCTTTGGTATCAAACGCTTCCGTCCGGATCGCAGAACGCCGCACGATGCCGGGCGTAGGTTCTCCCGCGTATTGCTCCGTGCAATGCACGAGAACGTGAAGGCGGTTGCGTTTACGGTCCAAGTTGGTGCTCATTGGTGTCCTTTCTTCTCGATGTACTCGCGGCAACGGTTGATCTTGCCCATGATGTCGGCGTTGCCCCCGGTGTCCGGGTGGGCCTTCATGGCGGCGGCGCGGAAGACGCGATCGATCGGTTCGCTGGTCATGTTGCCGGCGAACTCGCGCAACCACTTCTCCGCCGCCTCGACGTTCGGCCACTCCGCCGCCGCTAAAGGTGCTCCGCCTCCCGGGGGAAGCTGGGCATACCCGCGGTACTAAGCGCCCGTCGCGTCGCACGCGTACACGTCGGCGTCGCGCAGGTATTTCAGCAGCATCGCGATCATGTACAGGTTGTAATCGAACGACTTCCAGCCCGTCTGCATGAACTGCAAATCTCGCCCGTGCTTGTCTCGGAACGAGATCCGCACGTCGCCGTGCTCGGGGGTGGACGATCCGCGCGGGAAGCCGTCGGCGCGGATCTGCTCAAGCCTGTGCCCGGCTTCGACGATCACCTCCTGCTCAACGCCCAAGTGTGCCAGCTCCTGCCGGAGTAGGCCCATCGCCCTCTGAAACGTCGGGCGATTCGCTTTCACGCGCTCGATCGTCTCTTTTTTCAGCCGGATCTCCTTTTGCTCGGGCATGTATCGGAATCGAAAGTTGATTGGGTTGGTCATGGGTTCTCCTGAAAGCCCAGCGTCTCGTCTCCGAGCGGCTGGGCCGATCATCGCCCCGTTCTGCCCATCTGATCGGATGGGGAGATTCAGAAGGCATTGCCTTGCGGCAAACCGGACAGGGCGCTGCCGGAAGTCCGGGGGTTCACAGGGGGATGTCGTCGTCGTCGGGGTCGGCACCCGTGGGGTCGCTGCCAGCGGCGGGCTTGCTCGTCTCGGCGGCCTTCCGCTCCTGCTTGATCTTCTCGGTGTACTCGAACAAGTCGCCGCCGTCGCGGATAGTGCGGATGTAACCGACCAACTCGGCGATCGCCGCCTTCTTCTCTTCCTTGGCCGACGTGAGCGTCGTGTTGGCGTCCTCAAGCTGGGCGCTGATCTTGTCCAGATGCGCCTGCTTTTTGAGAAGCGGATCCACGTCGATGGTGTCTTTGTGCTCGTCCGCGGCTTTGCGCGGGGCGGCGAGCAACTCTTGGATAAGCTCGGCCTTGGCGCCCTTGAGCTGCTGAACCTCCGCTTTGTACTTCTCGATCCGCTGGACTGTCTCGTCGTGAGTTTCGACCCAGCCGAAAAGCCGGGTGGTGTTGCCCTTCGTCAAGCCCTCGACCTTGGGCTTCTTCGGCTTGGGCTTCTTGGTGGGCTTCTTCTTCGCGTTCTTCTTCTTCGTCGCCATGCGGGACTCCTTTGCTGGTGGTGATGGTGCAACGCGCACCGGTTGTGTGTGTCAACGGCTGGAACGCGCGCGGGGTTTGCCCCGGTACTGCTTCGCCAGCTCGCGAACCTTCACGCGCTCGATGAGCTGGTACCGCCCCCACTGGACGGGCGTGAGAATCCCCCGGTCAAACCAAAGCGTGATCGTGCGGCGAGAGACGCCGATGAGCGACGCCGCCTGGGCGGGGGTTGCGTACGTCTTGCGCTCGTGGTCGGTGGCGGTGTACAGCCTCCCGCCAAACACGTGCGTCTGAACTTCGTTGGTTGGGTGTGTCTTTGGCATAATCGCCGGCGGGCGCTCTCGCACGCGTCGGCGGTGTGGTTCATCACCGGGACTTGCGCGAAGGGCCGGGGGGACGCCCACGCCCACGGCGCTGGGTCGTGGTGCGGGCTGGCTTCTCCACCTCGGGTTCAGGCTCCGGCTCGGGCTCGGGGTCCGGGTCCGGGTCCGCGGGGTTTTCTTCGTCGTGCTCGATTTCCCCGGCCTCTTCGGCGGCGGCGCGAGCCTCCATGGCGGCGCGGTCGGTCCTGAGCGGCCTTTGCTCCTTGACCGGCTTTGCCTTCTTGCTCACGACGATGAGCCCGCCGGCGGTGGGGTCTTCCTTCTCGGGCTCGCCCTCGTCGTCAACGGGGTTTGCGAGGGTGATGTCGTCGAAGGTCGCGCCGTCCGACTTGGAGCTCTCGGCCTCCTCGACCTTCCGCATCACGTCGGGATCGACGGAGAAGGAGAACTTCTCGGCGACCAGCTTCTCGACGGCGGCCTTGCCCTGAACGGTCAGGATCACCCGGTGCTCATTCACCTCTCCATCCTGCCCGTTCGGGTGGGTGATGTACCCAAAGGTGTGGATCAGGTGCGTGATGCTCTCGATGGAGGGCTTTCCCAGCCCCGCCATGAGCACGTTGACGGCCTTGATGTTCGAGCCCTTTCGAGCTCGCTTGGCGACGTACACCAAGATCATCTTTTCGTCGTCGGTCATCTGACGCTTGAGATCCTTCGCTGCCTTTGCCATGTCCTGCTCCTTATTTCAGAGATAGATAAATCTCTGTTGGTGGTAATGGTGTCCTGTCGGTTGTTGATAACTCTGTTTGAATCGCGAGATTCACGCATTTCTACGGGGGTTTCTCGCAAAGCTGGTGGTGTGTTGTGGCTGTCGGTTGGAACCGACGCCCCTGTCGGTTGCTGTCGGTTGCGCGGCGTATTTGGTGTGCGGTCGGGGAGGGGAGGGGGGAGGGGGGGGCGGTCGGTTGTTCGCAACCGCGCGCAACCGACAGGCCATTTCCACAACTTGTTCACGTGATTCGACAAGCGCCGATCGGATGATGATCGTGTCGCGGTCGGCGGTGAACGCCATCGCAACCTTGTGGGGCTCGCGCACCTGCACCTCGATCACCTCGTTGCTCGCCGTCACGATGTACACCGTGGAGTGTTCAGGGTGCACGGTGATGTTCAGCCGGGTGTTCATGGTTTCCCCTGAGAAGCGGTGCGGGTGTTTCCTTGCGCGATCAGATCGTCCAGCTCCCGAACAAGCTCCTCGTCCTCTGGGTTGACCTGAGGCTCTTCCTCGGGCTCAGGCTCGGGGGCGGGGGCTGGTGGGGTCTGAGCACCCCCCGAGCGTGCAATCGCCTCCTTGACCGCCTCCGTTCGGCTTGCGGGGGTCTGGCGGGCCTCCGCAGCGGGTGCGGCGGCGGTGGCGAACGTCTCCCCAATCGGGTCGAACTTGTCCGCGGTCCCAACCTGGGTGGCGATAACGGGCTCAAGGGGGAGCATTTTGCACAGCCGGCGGAGCGCGGTCTTCTTGCACATCTCAAGCTGATCCCCGCCGAACTTGCTGTTCCACGGCGAGAACGCCGATTCCCCGGCCTCCGACCGCTTGCGGATCTGGTCAATCTGCTCCCGGGTCATGATCGCCGCGTCGATGAGTTGACCGGCCCGGGTGTACGCGGCGGCGTACGCCAACCGGAAATCGCCCGGCGCGTCCCGCGGAATGTCCAAGTTGGGCACGTGTCGCAGCCCGCGGGCCGATCCACGCTCGAACGAGAAGATGTCGGTGGGGTACACCACGTCCGCCTCGATCGCGCCGATCTCGGTGGAACGGCGGACGATCGACATGAGCCCGCGGTATCCCACCAGCAACGTGATCTCGGTGCGCCCGGTCTTCTTGTTCCGCCGCGGGACCAGATACGCCAAGCCCGCCCGCCCGCCCGGCTCAAGGCCCATCTCGATACCCCCCATGACGGCCTCGAAGAAGCTCAGGGGGCTCATCCGCGCAGCCTGGACGAGCTGAGGATTCCGCGAGATCGCGGCCATCGCCACACGCACCGCGCGCTCGGCGGAGACGAACTCGGTCTCCACGTCTTTCAGACGCTCCATGCGGCCCGGGTTAGAGAAGATCTTGTTGAGCGCCAGCACCGCCTCGTTGAGCTCGTTGGGCGTCATCGCCCGCTCCGGGTCAACGCGGCGGGTTGGGTTCGGCTGAGGCTGCTTGGCCGGCTGCGGAGTTGATGGTTGGTCTTTCAATGCCTGATTGGTCATGGTGATTCCCCTTGGTTCGGTGCTGATCTCGGTTCGGACATGAGACGAAGTGACTGCGGAAGGCTCGACGGATTTCACAGAACGGCTGTTTCTCCCCGGCCTCGGTGACGACGAACGCCGTGGCGATCGGGTGCGCGTCCAGCGGGATGGACTTGCCGGTGGCGAGGTTCGTGCCCCACAGGATCGGAGCTCCGCACGACTTGCACCGGTCGGGCCCAAGGAACTCGTGACCGTGGTTCCCCGGGTGCGGGGTCTCGCCCGCCGACGGTGCCGGCGGGTTCGACTGCCCGAAGAGCGAGTTGGGTCCAAAGGCGGTCATCAGAACGGCTCCTGATCGCACGCCAGATCGGGCGCTGCGCCACCGTCCTGTTGGTGCAGCGGGAATCCCGATTGCGTGCGAAGCCCGCGGCCTGCGGTGTCGATGCGGAACATGGTCATGGCCAAGGGGGCGGTCGGGTAGTTGACCTTCGCGCCGCCCTTGACCCGGACCGGAACAAACCACACCGGCCTGTTGCACAGCGCGCACCGCTCGCCGGCAACGATCCACGGGAACGGGATGGTGTGGGGCTTGTCGCTCATTTGCGGGCCTTGATGCGGAGAACGCGACGGGTCCGCTTGACCTGATACCGATCGATGAGCTGCTGCCACGCCTCAAACTGCTCGGGGTGGTTCTGCCGAATCGCGGCCATGTCGGTATTCGATCCGGCGTTCTCCATCACGTACTTCACGATGTGCATCTCGGACTCGCCGATCTCGGACGTGCCGAGCTTGAGCAGGAGGCGGGCCTTGATCTCCTCCTCCTCCTTCTCCGCTTTCTTGCGGCGCTCGTTGGCGGCTTGATACTCGGCGATGATCGCGTCATCAACCTGGGCGGGATCCACGGTGTCGCGGCGCACCTTGGCGATGAACTCCACCGGCGGGACCGGCCCGTCTTCCGGCGGCGTGTCGTTCGCGATGAGATTCCAGAACTCGACCGCCCGCTCCTCAATCATCGCGATCATCTCGTTGTCGCGATGCACGATGTACATTTCCGGACCTTCATGGAACCGATCGGCAATGTCCGCCACGACGTGAACGTGCGGCGAAGCGGTGCAGGCCATCTGGGTTTGTACCTGAACGATGGTCCGATAGGGAACCTGATCCGTGCCCGGCTCGCCCCACTCCTGCGCGAGCGACGTGCGTTTGCACTCCACCAACGGATTGCCGCGCTGGCACTTGCCGACAAACCCGTCGGGGTTGACCGCCATGCACGGAACCGACATGTGGCGGAACGTGCTCGTGGACGCCACCACGGGGCGTTCGAGCTTCGCCGACGCCCACGCCCGCAACACGGGCTCGATCATCGTGCCGTACTTTGCCCGCTCGCCCCCTTCCCGCGCGGGCGCCCGCCCCGTTTTATCGGCCCACACCTCGTAGGGCGTGCGGTAGGGATCGAGCCCCAGCACCGCCGCCATGTCCGACGCGCCAAGCCACGCCTTGCGGTCTTCCAACTGTTTCGCTGTCAACGCCATGTGATGCCCCTTGTGTTTGACCGATCACACGATCGGTTTCCATGAGTTTACCATGCGATTACCATCGCGTCAAGGGCGCATGAAAAAACCCGGCGGGAGGGGCGCCCGCCGGGTCCATCACCCGACCGTTACCGGTCGGGAGCCTCGCCATGGTGATTACTCGCCGGTCGGTCCCGGCTTGGTCTGAGACTCCGAAAGCAGCTTCTCCGCCGCGGACAGCCGGGTCGCGAGCGATTGAATCGCGTCGTACAGCCGCCCGGCCTGGTCCTGAAGTTCTTTGACCTGCTCAATCAGAAGCTGGGTTTGGGGGTTCGATTCGGTCGTCGCCGGCGGCGAAGCGCGGTACGGAAGATACCCGTAGATTTTGATGTCGTCGCGGGGAAGCGAGTGCTTGTCCATGTCGTAGATGGGCACCTCGATATTCACCACGGTACCCGACGCGCCAGCACTTGCGACCAGTGCGTCGGTGCAAAGCGCTTGCACGGCAACCATTGCGAACTCGACCAGTTCGCCGACTTGCGAATCTACGCCCCAACCGACCTGGACGACGATCCCCGGGCGCGGGCGTTCCAGCGCCGGGTGAACGACCATCACAACCCGCCCCGGATTGACGGTGTGCACCACCGCGTTGTCGGTTTCAGTGAGGGCTTGGTTTACAGGTTGTTCGTTGCTCTCGTTCATTGCTTGGCTCCGATGGATTTGCCGCTCCGATCCCGCTCACAGTGAGCAGGTGTTCGATCGCAACAGTAGCGCGGGTCACGGCTTTCGTGTTCTCCGCCACAACTTGGGCCATCTCGCGGCGGTCCTCGTGCATCAGACGCCGCTCTTCGGCGTGCTCGGCGCTCTGTCGCTCGATCATGTCCGCGTTCGCCTTGTTCACCGCGTTCAGGGCTTCGGTGAACCGGTTTTGCAGTTGCGCAATCCAATAAAGCACGATCGGGAAGACGATCACACTCACGACCAGCAGCCCGCCCGCCCGCGACCACGCCTCAATCTGACCCTGATCCATGTCCGGCACATGCGCCTCCTTGCGCTATTCCGCGGCCATCACACGCTTCTTGAACATCACGATGCGCCGTACTTTAGCAGCGTGCATGAGGTCCATGCCTTCGAGCGCCTTGTTCAGCGCCGCCACCCGATCCTCACGCGGGAGTTTCTTGAGCCTGCTCGCCAGATCGTCCGCAAACTCGTTGACCTGAAACGCGGTGAGTCGCTTGGCAAGAGTGTCGGTTTGCCGTTCCGTCCGCCCGGTCTTTGGCACAAGCCTGGGCACAAGGTTCTGTGCGGCGGCCTCGAACACGGACACGTCGCTCCCGCCCTCCGAGAAGATGATCTTGGTAGCTTGGTTCGACTGCACGAGCGCTGCCTTGAGATTTTCCCACACCTGCGATTCCCCGGGCCGGGCCTTGGCGGCAACCGGGTACCCGGACGGGTCGATGCCGTACAGCATGGCGAGCCCGGCGCGGATCGGGGGCCCGGAGATCGGATGCACGATCGCCGACGTGATCGCCTGATTCGCGGCCCGGTCAAAGGTCTGGCCGGGCGAAAGACCGAACATGTAGCTCTTGATCGCCTGATCGAGCCCCACGGTTCGCGCGGCACGCCGGTAGCCCACCAACTCCAAAAGATCGATCGTGACGGGGCGACCGCGCTCATCGGTGTAGAGCATGACCGTTCCCGGTGCTGCGCCCTTGGGGCCAACCGCCTTCTCCCAGACGGGCCGGTCGTCGTCGGGCGCGGCAAGCATCACGTTGAGCATGGCGATGCTGCCAAGGGTGCCCACCCACCTGGACACGATCGACAACCGGAGCTTTGCGGCGGCGAGTTGGCTCGTGGCGGTTGCGCCCGGGGCCATCGCCAGATTCCGGATCGCCAGATTCCGCATCGTCTTGCCGGCGGTGATGAACGGGGCAACGCCCGTCTCTCGCAGGATGCGGGGGAGCATCCATTGCAACCGCTTGTTGTACTGGCCCACTTGGTTGATAAACTCGCGTCGGTTGGTCTCAGAGTCGATCACCAAGCCTTTCTTCACCAACTCGGTGAACGCGTCGTCGAGCACCAGCCGGGCTACCGGGTCCAGCCGACGCTGCAACCAACCCATGTTGAGCACCTTGTCGAGCACCTTCGCCCACAGGCCCTCGCGCTCGCTGGGGTTGTCGTGCGCTTCCACCCGCATGGCACCGATCGACACGAGATACGCGTGTCGCTGTTTGGTTTCGCGGTTGCCGAACCAGTGTTTCATGCCCTTGGCGAGAAGTTGATCGAGCGCCGCCAGAATCGCCGGCACGCCCCCGAGCATGTGCAACGTCCGCCCCATCGGCCCTCGTCCAACGCCGGGCCTCGTGAACAGCACGGTGGCGACGTTCATTGCGTGCGTCGTCGCGTCCGCCGGCCCGACCAGCGCGGCCATGTTCGCCGCCTCGATCGCCCCCACGAGCACGCTCTTTGCGCCCCGCACGTCCACGATCTGTTTCCGGAGCGCCGCCTTCACTTCGCCGGCAATCGCCGGATGCAGGTACAGCCGGTTGTTCTGGGGGATGACTTTGGCCTCCCCGTTCTTAGAGATCACCAGCGTCCGGTACTGAATGTCCACGGCGGACCCGGGCGGAACCACTACCCCGCGCAGCATCACCTCCGAGCCCATCGGGGCGATCTTGGCGATGCCCGCCGCCTCCATGGTGGCGTACCACTCTCGCTGAGTGGCGATCTCCAACTGCTTCACCACGCTGTTCTTGATGATCTCGCGGAGATCGATGTCGTAGCCAAGGCTCGCCGCACCCGTCGCCCGGCGGTTGAACGAGCTTTTCCGCACGAACGGACGCGTCTGGTCGTTGGCCATCCCGATCGGCTTGGCGGTCTGCTCGGGGCGGTTGGCTTTCAGGTTGATCCGGCAACCGGTCTGCTCCCCGCGCGAGGGAAGATCGTCGTCAAGCGGGATCCCGCTGGCCTTCTTGTAGAGCTCGTCCATCACGGGCGAGAATGAGTCGATGAACCGGTTGATGATGTCCACCACACCGGGATGCCTGAGCGCGGCCTGATATTCCTCCTCGGTCTCGAAATACCGACCGTCGCCCACAAGCGAATAGACCGCCTTGGCGGATTCGGCGGCGGCGTCGGCGGCTTCCTGCTCTCCCCGCGCGGTGTATTCCGCCGCCATGGCCTCGTGCTGCTTGCGCACCGAGCGAAGGTTGTCCTCGGTCAGAACCGCGCCCGCAAGCTCCACGTCTTCGGGTGTGTGATCCCCGATCACCGAGTCGGCGTACACGTCGCCCTGCAACACCGCCGCGTCCGGGGCGCTGACGTACCGAACGCCGGCCTCGCTCGATGCCGCGTCCATAGCGGTGATGCGGGGCAGAGCCTTGCCGGCGGCGTCGCCGTACATCCCCGCCAGATCGACCGCGACCGAGCCGTCCTCGTTGCGGATCTTCCCGGTCAGGCTCAGCATCATCAGCTTTGCCGCCCGAGGGATGTTCACAAGCGCTTTGCCGGCGGCGTACGCCATCGCGGCGGCGCGCCGCACGTGGGGCTTCGCCCAATAGAACGCGAACTTGGCCGCAGCGATCGCGGCGTCGGCGTTGAGCCCCGCCGACAACTTGGTCGGGTCTGTAGCCTCCTTGAACTCCTGCGCCGCCTTGGCTTTGGCGATCTGATCCGCGAACATGCGGATCACCTCGGATTGACCGATCGCCCTCAACAGCCGACCCACGTTGCGGGTTGTCTTCTCCTGCATGACACCGCGCTCGCTGGCGAGCTTTGCGAACTCGGCATCATCCATCGACCACAGCAGATCCCGGGCCTGCTTCTGTTCCGCGCGTCGAGCGTCGTCGGCGGCCTGATTCGCCTCGACCTCCTTACGGAGCACTTCGCGGCGGGCTCGCTTCTCCTCAAGCTCGGCATCCCGCTTGAACCCGGACGACACCATGGTCTTGGCCTTGGCCAAGTCGGCGCGTGCGGATTCGAGCGTTGCCTTGGTCGTCTCAACCGCCCGTTCGAGCGCGGCCGTTCCCATGACGGCTCGAAGTGACGCCTGCATGTTCGGATGGACGGTCTTCACCATCTTGCCGTCGTTCATCTCCACCGACGTGGTGCGCAGCGACACCGAGTATCCGACCCCCTTCGGGCCGTCGATTGTCAGGTTGACCACATCGCCGCTGGCAACCAAGCCCAGCCGCACACGGAGCCCGTGCATCGAACCGATCTCTTTGCCGGTGTCGGTGTAGTTGGCGAGCGGGAACGCGGCGTTGACGGCGGCGTACACCTGCTCGGAAGTCGTCGCGAGCGTCGAGCCGATCTTGACCTCGAACGGCTTGGCGGTGAACTCGGCCAGCTCAACGCGCTCGGCTTCCGTGGCGGCCAACTGGCTTTCAAGATGCGTGATGGTCTTTTCGAGCGAGCCGATGGAATCTCGAACCCGGGCCGCGTCCATCGCGGCACGCCGGCGCTGGGTTTCCAGCTTCTCGACCTCATACGCAACGTTCAGCAGCTCAAGCTGCTTCGGATCCCCCGTGGCCATCGCCGCCACCTGCTCGGGCGTCAGATCCTCGCCGTCTTCCTCCCTCATCGTGCCGGCGACGGATTGCCCGCGCATGAACCGCTGGATGAAGCGGTACTTCCGGTCCACGATGCCCCATCGGAACACGTCAAACGACCCCGTGGTCACATACCGATGAATGTTGATCTCACCGGTGGGGTTCATGTTGCCCTGGCGGTACCCGCGGCCTTCCCGCTGTTCCATCTCTGCCGGCGTGTACGTCACGTCGAGATGGTGCAAGGCAATCAGGTTCTTCTGCGCGTTCACGCCCGTGCCAAGGGTTTTGGTAGACCCGATGCCGATCCACGCGTCCCCGTTGTTCAGCCGTCGCGCGGCATCCCGCCGCTCGGTCTTCGTCAGGTTTGAGAAGTCGATGATCTTGTCCCGGGGCACGCCAGCCTTTTCAAGCTGGTTCACAATCTCGTCCACCAGATTGAACGCCGGGTTCAGGGATTCGAGCGTGCGCACCTCCGTAAAAATCATCTGCGTTGTGCCCGGGTGGGCGTCGAGATACTTCCGGATGTTCGCCACCAGATAGGGAATCTTCGACCCGGATTCGGCGTCGGCGGTCGGATCGACCAGCCGCATATCGATCGACGATGCGGCGCCCCGCTGGCCGACGATCGTAATCGGGAGATCACCCTTCTTGGGCGGACCCCTTCGCGCCCGGATTTCGGCGGCCAGAGCCCGGAGCTGCTCGCGGTAGTCCTCCTGATCGGGCGTCATCTCGATCGTTTCAACGTAGTTGACCTTCTTTGGCCGCTTGAGCCCGATGTCATCAGCAAACACCACGTCCGCCGTGTCACGGAACAGGGTTTGCAACTCGCCGATGTTCACAAAGTCGCGCAGTCGCTGCGTCGGAGCCTGTCGGAGATCGATGGTGTACTCGACCTGATCGGAGATGTGCCCGAACGTGGACACCCACGCGTCGAAGGCACCGATGTTCCGCGCGTGAAGATCGGCCTCGGCCATCATCTTCATCATCACAAAGGTTTCGCCGATGGTGTTTGAAATCGGCGTGCCCGTCGCCGGCACGACGCCACGGCCCTTCTGGAGCTTGCCGATGTGGCGGATCTTCATCATCATGTCCGCCGCGCGTCCGGTGTCGCTGCGCGCAATCCCCTTCACGTTCAGGGCCGATTGAACCGGCAGGTTCTTGAACGCCTGGGCTTCGTCGATGAAGAGAAAATCGATCCCGGTGTCCTCGAAATAAATCTGGTCGTCCGCTTTGATTGCCTTCTTGTCCAGCAGCTCACGCCCGCGCTCACGTAACTGGTCGAGCCGCTTGGCGAGCTGTTTGACGAACCGCGAATCGGAAGACTTCGACAACCCGGCGGCGCGGTCGGCCTGCCGGGCCTGCTCGATCGCGGCCTCAGCTTCCTCGATCTGGTCTTGGATGTACTCCACCTCGGTTTCGGGGGAGCACGTGATCCCGCCGATCTGCTCGTGGGTCATCAGGATCAAGTCGTAATCGCCGGTGGCGGCCTGCGCGATCAGCCTTCGCCGGGAGTCGGCATCAGTGGCGGCGGCCACATTCAGCAGTCTCGCACCCGGGTACAGGTGGTAGATGTCTCGAACAAAGTCCGGGGCGGTGGAAAGCAAACACGTGATGGTCGGCTTCTTAGCGATACCCAGCCGGCGAACCTCCATCGCCGCCGCGATCATCGTGTACGTCTTGCCCGTCCCGACCTCGTGGAAAAGCCCAGCACGCCGTTCGTTGATGATCCGCCGCACGGCGTTCTTCTGATGGTCGCGCAATGTCACTTCGGGGGACATGCCCGGGAGCGTCAGATTCGACCCGTCGGCGGACGGTGGAGCGACTGAGTTGAACTGGTCGTTGTAGATGCGCGTGAGCCGTTGCCGGCGGGTGTCGTCGTTCCACACCCAATCGGTGAACTTCTCGCGTAGCTCCTGCACCTTGCCAGCCGCTTCGCCCGTGGCGATGGTGTTGAGAACCGAGGAGCCGTCGGCCATCTTGTCGAACACCTTGATGGTCTGACGGTTCATGCCCGCTTCGGCAATCTTGGCAAACTCAACCCGGTCGGTTGACAGCAGTTTTGCGGTTTGTGACCGCGCAAGCCGCTCCCCGCGCGGGGTGAACTGGAACAGGAAACTGCCCGTGGACGGCTTGAACGACACCATAACGTGATCCGGCGAACCACCAAGGGCGCCGGCATAAAACTCCGCGTACGTGTCGGGGGGAACCCACGCCGATCCAAGCTGAACATCGATCTGATCGGCGGTCTTGTCCGGTGGCTGAACCGCCTTCAACGCCTCCACGTTGCGCATGTACCGTTCATCGATCGCCGCGGCGGCCTCCGCCTGCACGAGCTTCGCCCGAACGTTGCCCGAAAGATACCGCTCGCGGGATTGCCAGCCCTCCGAAGGGTCTTCAAACGCCTGGCCCGATGCCCGCAACTCTTCTTCCACCTTGGCGGCGGTGGTTTTGGTCAGCCCCACCATGAACGGGATATCTACCGATCCCTTCTCGTTCAACGAAACGACCATGGCATCGACGGCTGAACCGACCGATTCGGGGATCTTCGTCCCGCGGATGGTCCGCTTGGTGAAGATCGCCGCCTTCTCCATGGTGTCGGTTTCGAGCGACGCGACAAACATCGCGTCCGGGTCATCGGCGATCGCCCGGAGCATTGGGCGGCTGCGCAGCTTGCCGTGCTTGCTCGTGGCCCGGTCGTACGCGCGGTTGAGCTTCTGCCGGAGATCGTCCAGCACCGCCACGTCGGCGTCTCGGGCTTCGGCCTGCACCAACTCGCGTGCCGCGTCCCGCACCGTCAGCAGGGCCTTCACGCGATCGATGGTCGGCTTGTCTGCCTGCACGCGAACCATGGCCCCGTTCACCCGACGGAAAAGCTTTCCGTCGTCAACGGACAACCCGCCCTCCTTGCCCGCACGGTCTTCAACCATGGCGCCCTCAACATCCACGTCGGGCTGGGCTTCCTTGGCGGCAATCCCCGCTGGCAACTTCTTCACCTGCTCGGCGAGCATTTCACGCCAATCGCCCGTGACGGAGACGTTCTTTGACCCCGCACGGTACATGGTCCCGGTGCGGTCGAGCCGCCCGATGATGTGCTCGGGGTGGGCCTTGAAATACTCGTTCACCGGGATCGGTTCGCCACCGTCCGGGTCCGGAACCGTCACGACCTCTTGGAACGCCTGCGCGTGCGGGTTCTCCTTCCGAGCCCCGTTCACCCACGTGTGTTTCTGGAAGATCAGCAGATCCGTCACAACCTGCGTGCCGGCGTTGGCCTCAAATGCACCGCCCGGGAGTCGGAACGCGGCAACCAAAGACGCGCGGTTTGCCATCGCTTCGCGCGCGCGGGAGCCCTGAGCGCCGGCCTTGTCGAGCGTGCCCGTGCTGGTGATGAGCGCCACAAGCCCGCCCTGGCGAACCTTGTCCAGCGACCGCACGATGAAGTAATCGTGGGTGTTGAGCGTGAGGGATTTGTACTCGGGGTCGTAGATCGTGGTGGACGAGAACGGGACGTTGCCGATGACCAGATCGAAGAAATCCGGCGGAAGGCGAACGTCCTGAAAGCCGGCCACACGCACGACCGACGCCGGGTAGATCAGCTTGGCCATGCCGCCGGTGATGGGCTCAAGCTCGATACCCACGCGCTTGGACTTGGCGGCCATGTCCGCCGGCATCAGCCCAAAGAAGTTTCCGATCCCCATCGACGGTTCGAGAACCCGCCCAGCCTCAAAGCCGAGCCGGCGCACCATGTCGTACATGGCCTGCACCATCGGCGCGCTGGTGTAATGCGCGTTCTTGGTGCTGTTCCTCGCCTCGTACATCTCGTCGCGGGACAACGCCTGGGCCAACGCCTCAGCCTCAACGGACCACGCCGAGTCGCGGTTGAACACCTGGGGGAACATGCCCCAGCCGACCCACTGAGACAGGATCCGCTTCTCTTCGGGGGTTGCGTGCGTGCGCCCTTCGGCCTGGATCCGCCGATAGGTTTCCAGCGCCTTCATGTTCGCCGCGTACTTGGCTTTGGGCGAGCCCATCGCCAGCGTGTCGGGGTTCTCGATCACATGGTCGGCGGTGTCGAGCGCCTTGGCGTCGTGCTGTCGCTGCTCTTGGGCGGGAGTTTCGCGAGCATCTCCCCCACCGTCCCGTTCATCTCCTGCTGCTGCCCGCCGTCCGCGTCGGGATTTGCCCGCTTCTCGGTCGCGTCGATCAGCATTGCCGTCACCAGCTCCTGCGCCTGTTCGGGCGTCGTCCCCTGATGCACCAGCTCCGCCCACATTACCGCCGCTTCGTCCCCCAGCGTCATCGCCTGATTCACGAGGCTCTGCCTGCTCTGTCGGCCCTCGCTCGCGAACTCCAGCGCCTGAAGCGCCCGCGTCTGCCACGGCGTCATTGGGTTGGCTTGCATCGTCGTTCTCCAACTCCCCGCGTCCCTGAATGATAAGGCGGTCAAGCTCTTCGTCGGCCATGTCCGCGACGGTCTCAGAATCCACCATTTCCCCGGATTTGGCGTACGTTCGCATGTCGCGGTTAGCGCGCACCGCAGCCCATGCTTCGCGCAGGTACGTTTTGCCCACGTCGCCAAGCTCTTCGTGCATCACCGCCGCCCATTTCTGGAACGACCGGATGCCGGATTTCGCGACCAAATACCCCATCTGAACCGCGGCGGTGAGCGCGTCGGTGTTGAGCCCGGCGCTCAGAGTCGATCCGCCGGCGGCTTTGGTGAAGCGGGCCTTTGCGTCGTCGAACGACGCCATTTCTTCCGGAGTCAGGTTCTTCAAAAACCGAGACCGCTTGGGAGCGGCGGGCGGAACTGCGGTGGGTTGGTTGGCGGTGGTTGGTGATGGTGCGGAATCACTGGTGGATGCTTTTCCGCCCACGTCCTTTGAACTGGCGTCGGCGGATTGAACTTCTCGGTTTGGCCAATACTCAATCCGACCGATCGGCACTCCGCCAGCCTTGAGAATCTGGTCAACTTTGACCGTGAGATCACCGTTGACCGAATCAACTCCTTGCACCGTCCCGGTGAGGGTCTTGCCATTGACGATTTTTTGTACGCGATCGCCTTCTTTGAACGTTGCGGGTGCTGATTGCGCGGTGGGCGCTGGCGCACCTGCTTCATTGTCCCACCCCATTACCCGGATTACCGCGTTGGCCGACTGCTCGCCCCCGGCCATTCGCTTGAAATAGGCATCGGTTTTGTCACCCAACACCGCTTGGATCTTTTCACGGTTGCCGACGGCCTCTTTCACCTGTCGAATGACCGCTGCGCGCTCGGGAGTGATTGGCACGTCAACTGTCTGATACGGGCGCTTGTTCTTCGCCTTCTTTTCCTTTGCCGCCCGGATCTCTACGTCGGCAACGGGCGTTGCATCGCCCGTGGACGTGTCCACCTTCATCACGTTCCCGCCACTGGCGACAACCTGCTCGCCTGTTGCCGCGTCGGCCTGCATGTTTTCTGCGACACCGACAGCTTCGGCTTCGTCGATTTTGGTGCTCGCCCAACCCTCCACGTCGTCAAGGCTCGCGGTGATGATCTCGCCGGCGTCGGTCTTGACCGTGACGGCGTTCGGGGCGGCTTTCGGATCAAAACGAACCGTCGCCTGAACGGGGCCGTCCTCGGTGTTCACAATGACCCGATCACCCGGGCGATGTTTCGATTTCGCTGGCGCCGCCTGTTCGGCGATGGGGTCCGCCTGCACTGGTGCGGCCTGTTGCGCTGGCACGGGCGCCGTCTGTGTGGCGGTGGGGTGCGGCATCACCTCAGCCGCGGGCACTGGCGACACTTCCGCCACAACCTCCGGAGCCTGCTGCTCGACTGGAGCGGCCTGTAAAGGCGCATCCGTTCCCGGGGGTGTTTGTAAAACGGGCTCGCCCGTCACCGCCGCGTCAGCGCCCTGGGCCTGAGCCCGGCGTTGCATGAACGCGCGCACGGCGTCGGTGGCGGCCATCCCGCCCTGAGCGGTCTTGACGACACCGCCGGGAATGGCGAACGCCGCCGCCATCTGCATGATCTCTTCGTTTGAGAACCCGCGGAAATCTTCGATCTGGGCAAGATCCTTCATAACCCCGCCCACATACTCCTCACCGATTTCGCCCAAGATCCCATCCCAACCGCCGACTTTCGCCACCTGTTCGGCGAAGTTGCTGATGGTCCGCACGCCGGGCGACTTACTCATCCACTTCTGCGCAATCGCGGCTTTGAGCAACCTGAGTTTCTCGGGAACGAGCATCCCGGCTCCGCGGGCGACGACACCGCCGGAGAACTCACTGAACCGTTCGATGAACTGCCCACCCATGCCCTTGTAAAGCGACTCCATGAACGGCGCGTCGCTCACCGCCGCGATCTCAACCGCGTCCTTGATGCCGGCGGGAATGCCCGTCGGTGCAACCGCAATCCCGCGCGCGCCCATCTCCGCCGCCGCCTCGGTGAGCCTTCCGACCTTGCCGAGCTGTCCACCCGCGCCCAGCACCTTTTCCGCAAACGACCGCGCCGCCGCGCGTGCGGGGGTGCTCAGCGCCCGCTGGGCGCTCCCGGTGAGCACAAAGTCGGTGGCGAACGCCGCCGAATCGCGGACGATCGCGGCAACCTTTCCGGGTCCGGTTTGGGGCGGCGCATTGAACGCCTGATACGCCGCCTCTTCCGGGGTCGGCTGTCCGCCGCGCAGCGCGATCGCCGAACCGAGCGACGTTGCGGAGAACGCTTTGCCCACGTCGGTCAACTCGCCAAAGAAGCCAACCTTCTCGCGCGGGTCCAGATCGGGCCTGTACCCGATCGCATTGTCTTCGTGCCACCCGTACCCACCCTTGTCTCCCCATTCCGCCCACGCGCCCGTGATCGGGTTGTACTTCCGGCGGATCACGCCGGCGGAATCGCGTTCGGCGGGCGCTCCGATGTCGTCGGCGGTGTAGCCGTACATCTTCGAGTCCACGTCTTCCTTCGTGACCTTCGTGGCGGTGAGACCCGTCTTGGGCGTCAGCCCCCACCACGGAGGCGGCGCGGGCATAGACGGAGCGCCGTAGGTGCCGTCGGCGTTCTTGAGCGACCCCGACGGGCGCATCAGCTCCTCGCGCTGGCGTTTCAGATCACCCGCGACCGCCGGGCGCGCAGCGACCCAACGCATTTCGGCGGCCTCGAACGGATCGACCGGCGCGGCGACGGGGGGCGGTGTGGCCTCGATCGGCATTCCAACGCCGGCGAGCGAGCCGCGCGTGACGGACGCCTCAAATGGATCGTTTGGGTTCATCAGTTGCACCGGAAGGTTTTGATGGTGGTGGGGGTGTTGACAGCGCTAGCGGGTTGAAAGACGGCTTTGTAGAGCACGCCCGTTGTCTCATTGATTGAAATCGCGCCGGAAGGGACGCCGCCGGCGTCGGTGGCGTGCGCGGACGGGTCAACGTTCGTCGGCAACGACTCCGCCGAGATGCACGCGGGCATGTTCGCCCGCATCGGCACCGCGTTCCACGTCGGGTTTGCCCCGTTGGCCGTGGCGCCCTGCAACCAAAGCGTTCCGTCCTGGTCGGCTGTCACCACGAGCGCGGAGATCCCGGGGTTCGAGTCCGCATACTGGTAGAGCGTCTGCAATGATCCGGATGGACAGATGAACACGTCGGAGTTGGAGACGCCGACAACCGACGACACGTACTCGCTGGGGTGATCCCGCGAACCGAATGACGTGGTGTGGCCGCCGGCGGTGTGGTGGACCGCAAGGGTGATGCGCGTGCTGCTCATTGGGAATCTCCTTATTCGCCCCGTTCGAGCTGCATGAGCACGGCTTCACGAAGCGCGGCGGCGCGTTGACTTTCTGGAAGACGGTACAAAGACGCGCCCAGCCGACCGCGCACCTCGTCGATGTACGCGGCGGTGACGGGCGTTACCCGCCCGCTGCCAAGCCGGACCAATGCCCCGAGCGGAGGAACCTTGTTTGCGTCGTACTCCGGGTCGCCCGGGTTGATGAACTGCGATGGGGTTTTGGCTGGGACCGCCGACGATCCAACCGACATGCCCATGTCGTACACGGTCTGGGGCATCTGTGATTGGGGCGTGCTTCCCGGCATGGACGGGCCGGTCTGCACCGGGGACGCACCAGCCGCCGCCGCGCGGTATTGCGCCATGGCCTTTGCGTGAACGCTCAACGCCTCCTGAAGCGCCTTCTCCGCCTCCAAAACCTCGGGCGCCGTGGACGACCCGTACAGATTCCGGGCTTCGTCCCGCTGCCTCATTGCCTGCATCGCCACCTGCTTCGCAAACTTCACTTCTTCGTCCGCGATCCTGAACGCCGGCTGTTGGTTGAGCGACGGCGGTTTGGCCGTGCTGAACATGCTGCTGATCATCGTCGCGGTCGGCTTCACCCCGAGCGCCGCCGCCGTCCGCACGGCCTTCTCGTTCTGGGGCGCGTCCTCAACCGACGCCAGCGCCGCGGCGATCTGCTCGTCCGACGGGACGCCGGCGCCGCCCGACATTCCGCCGCGCTGGGTGCTGTCGTCCATGAACTTGGGGCGCGGGAGATTGTCGCGCACCGCCTCCGCGTCCATCATCTGCCAAGCGTGCTGCTCGCTGGTGAGCTTCTGTTCCATGAGCATCTGATCGAGCACCGCCGCCCGCTTGTTGAACCACTCGGCCCGGCGACCGGTGTTGGCCGTCTCCGTCCGTACCCGCGACTGGTCTTTGATGTGCTCGTTTATCAGCCCGCGGCGGATCACGGGATCGGCGTCGGCGAAGAAACTCAGAAGCTCCTGATCGGGCGCTGGTGGCCCCTGCTGTTCCCCGTCGCCGGGGAGCGACGAGAACATGCCGAGCGATGACGCGAGCTGGGCGTCGGCCATGCCAGCCGACCGGCGCTGCATCTCCTCGGCCTCGTTCTGCTGAACGCCGTAGGAAAACTGCCGATCGGCAAAGTCCATACGACGACCGGCCAGATCTTGCTGGGCCTGCTGAGCCTGCTGCTGCTGCGCCATCTGCTGAACTTGGAGCGCAAGCTGTAGACCTTGCGCCAGCGCTTGCGATGCGCCCGAGTTGACGATGCCCATGGTCGTATTCCTTTTCAGCCAGCACGTCCAACGTACGGCAACATCGACGCGCCGCCGCTGCCACCGCCTCCTCCGCCGCCACCGAACATCTGCATCATCGCCAGCATCGGGCCAAGGGTTGAGATCGAGTTGCCCGCGTTGGCGAACAGGCTCCCAAGGGGCGACGCGCCAGCCTGGGCAAGATACCCGGCGCTCGACCCGCCCACCGCCCGGTTGAACGCCGGGTCGGTGAACGACTGCAACACAGCGTTGAGGGGCTGGCGACGAAGGGCGTCCATGCCGGCGGCGGTCTGATTCCCAAGCGTCGTGCGTTCCGAATCGCGCCCGTACTCCCGCCCCGCCTGCACCTGCCGAGCGCCGAGAACGCGGTCGGTTTTCTGCATCCCGAGCGACGTGAGCGCGTCGGCCTGACCCTTCGCCACCCGCGACGCGTTCCCCGCCTGCTGATTCGCCACCAAGCTGTTCATGCCCAGCCCGGACAGGTTCGCCGCCGATTGACGGTTCATGCTCCCGAGCGTGTCTTTGAAGTCTTGGCGGATCACGGCCTCACGCCCGGCGCCGTAGTCCTGCGCGATGCCTTCGGCGCCCCGTCCGAACGCGGCAAGCCGGGGCGTCTGCGCGTCGAAGCGGCGCAGGTTGCCGGCCAGATCGTCCTGGCCCTGCTGCGCAAACATGCGTAGCTGGTCATGGATCGGCCCGCCGATGCTCGCGTTGAACCGCGCGGAGGCTTCCCGAGAACGCTGCGAGCCGCCTTCGCCGGCGGTGAGCGAGTCCAGATAGGGATCGAACCCGAACATGGCCATGTTCGCCCGGTTCATCGACTGCGTGCGCGTGTTGGCGTCGTAGTTGAACGCGTCGCGCGCGGCCGCATTCTGGGATTTCGCCCCGAGCAACCCGCCCGCCGAAGAGATGCCCGCACCCAACAATCCAGACAAGGCCATAAGTGTCATCGGGTCCATCGGTGAGCCTCCTGCTCGGGGTCAGTCCTTGTAAACCTCGCCTGTCGTCCAATCGATTCCCTTCGATCGTAGAGGCCCGATCGCCAGCGCGTGCGCCCACACGTCGCCCGGGTCCGCCTTTGTAATCTCGACCTCCACGTAGCCGGCGTCGTCGGTCTGCGAGATGAACAGGCTTCCCACCGTCCCGCGCTCAGCTCCGCGGATGTAGGTGATGCCGGGCGAAAGCATCGTCCCGAACTCTGACGACGCCAGATACCACACCACCAGCCAACGACCGCCGCGCTGGCGAGGGAGATCGGTGAACGACTTGGGCGCGTACCGAGCCTCGTTGCGATCGACTACTTCGAGCGTCAGCCTCCGCACGCCCGACGACACCTCAGGAGAGAACGACGCCCGCACCGCCGCGATCGGATCGTCGAACATCCGCGCGATCGCCGACACGGCGGCCTGAATGTCTGGGAGGGTGTTCGGGCCCTGCGGGGCTGTTCGGGCTGGCATGTTTCAAGTCTATCACCGGCCCGTGCGGTCTCTGCCCAGCGAAACCTGCCCGCCGACGTACTCGATGCGAAACCGCGTCCCCGGCGTGAACGGGGACAGCTCCACCAGCAGCGCGGGCCCCTTGAGCAGTTGCGTGAGCGGGACGGGCTTGGGGCCGACGATCCGGGTGTTGAGCAGCACCTTGCGGCGCGCGGGGTCGTAGGCGAACTCGCTGGTGAGTCCCTTGTACACCCGCACCCGCGCGGGCGCGGATTTCTGGGCCAGAATGAACTCCAGCCGCGCGATCTCCGCTTCCTCGTGCTGCGTTCCAAACGCCAAGGCGCTCAGGGTTGTGAACGAGTCGATCGGCGCGCCGTCGTCGGTGTCCTGGGCGTCGTCAAACTTTCGGATGTACCCGTCCTTGCACCCGATCGCCACCTCGCCGCGCCAGACGCACGCCGAGAAGGGTTGCATGTCGGTGGGGAACGTCTCCGGATGGAAGCCGCCCGCACCCGGCTGATACCCGCCCGTGCGCTCGCAGTACCAGAAATGCAGACCGTTGCCCACGAGGGGCGTGATGAACACGTGAACCCCGTGGCGCACAGGATCGCGGACCACGATCGTCCGGTATTGGTCGATCATCAGCGGGTCGATTTGGATGCCCTGCGTGAGCACCGACGCCGACAGGTTGATGACATCGCCCCCTTGCGGGATCAGCAGGAACCCGGAAGGGGAGTGGCCCACCACGCGCCCCTCCGCCGCCAACCACATGGCGCTCATCCCCGAGATCCCGATATCGAGCGACTTCGGCACCGACTGGATCTGCCCGAGCGCCGGGTCACCAATGACGGTGTAGATCGTGTCCGTGCAACCGATGATCTGCGCGGAGTTGCTGGCCTGCTGAACCGCGATAACCGGCTTGCCGATGCGGTTGGCACGGTACCCGGACAGCGCAAAGGCTGCGCCCGCAAGATCGCTCCCCGTGTCCAGATCGAACGCGTCGTTCACGGCGGTGTACAGCAGGTTCTGCTCGTCCCCCTTGATTCCGGCGAACGTCAAGCGGGAGAGATACGACGACACGATCCCCGCGCTGGTCGTGCCCGGGGTTGTCTGCCCCGGGAGCGTCCCCGCCGTGGCGGTGTACGGCGAGACGGTCAGGGTGATGGGGTCCAGCGTGCGGGCAACCCCGCCACCGACCATGTGGAGCACGCCATTGAACTCCCCAGCCGAGACGAACACGTCGGGGGGGAAAGCCCCCGCCGCCACCAAGATCGGCTCAGCGTCGCCCAGAGCCGCGTACACGTTGCCCCCGGCGATCGCCACCAGCACGTCCGCCCGCGACGTGGTTTGGCCGTCCAGCGAGTAAACCGCGGCGGAGATCACGCGGGCGCCGGACGCCGCAGACACAAACCCCACCGCCTTCTGATTGGGGAAACCCCCATATTGCGATGGGGCGAAGGTTGGCACATTGGCGGTTGACGGGGTGTAGGTGGCGGTGATGCGGTGGCGGATCACCGGGGTTTGGTTGTCGTCGATCCGCAGCTCGATGAACCCGCCGGTCTTGCGCACCTCGATGGTGAAGATCCGCCCGTCGGGCACGATGGCGTTGACGTTCACGTACGCGCCGGCGCTCGCGGGGATATCGCCCGCCGCGTTGGTGACGGCAAAGTTGCCGCTGGCGTCGTCGATCGGCTGGGCCTCCGCCACCCGGCGGATCACGGCGTAGTTTTCGCCGGCGGTCAGAGCACCGCCAATCGTTGCGCCTTTGACGACACCAACCTCAAAGGCGTTCCGCCCGTCTTCGGACGCGAGCACCATCGCAAGGACTTCCTTGGACGCGTCGGCGATGGTGAGCCTGATGGCCTGATTGTCGCTGCTCGGGGTTGCGAGCATCACCACGCTTCGCGTTCCGGATTGGAGCGTCCAGCCGTCGGTGGCGTAGGACCATTGGGCCTTGCGCGCCGTGGCTTGCACGGTTGATGACCCGAAAACGTTGACGATCGCGGACTCGATCGCCTGACCAAAGAACCACAACGACACGAGCTGGCGAAGATCGCCGGACGTGTCCACCAGCGCCGCCGGGTTGGTCGGCGACGAGTTGAGCGGCGACTGTCCGAACCACACCATGATCGATCATCCTTGCGCAAGGACCGCTTGACCGTACAACGGGCCGGCGCTGGTGCTTTGCAGCAGCAGCGCGAAGGCGATGCACGCGCCCTGTTGGGGTGAAACGCGTTCCTGAATGAGCGGCATCCCAAGCTCAATGGCGTTGGCGACTGTGTTGATGTTCGCCGCCGGGAGCGGGATTTGCGCAATCTGCCTCAGCAGCGTGACGCCCACGTTCGTCCCGCCCGACGCGCCCGCGTGTGTGATGGTCTGCACCGACCGCACGCCGGTATCGCCCGCCGCAAGGGGCAGTGGGATCATCGTGCCGGCGGCGATGGTCGCGGGGAGGGTCACAGCCGGCGACGTTCGCCCGGAAACCCCCAGCGAGTTGGTGTAACTGATGCTGACGGTGCTCGTGCCCACCGCCGCGGCGAAGTATTCCACCCACGCCTCGACGCCGTTCCCGTTGGCGTCGGGGCGAGTCAGCGCCGCCGAGTTGACCGTCTGGGCACCCACCAAGCCCCCGTTGATCGACGCAACATGGCAGAGACGGTCGTAGACCAGCAGCGTGCCGGGCACGCCCGCCGCCGCCGCAAGCCGCGCCAGATACGTCAACCGCCCACCGACGGGCAGGTTGTACGGCAGAGCCCCAGCGGTGGTGTTGTCGGGGACGGCGCCCGGTGTGGCCGCCGGCGTAGCGCCAGCGCTCGGACGCCCATCGACCGACCAAAGCGAATGCCAGCGCCCGGCGGTGAGCGACGCGACGGCGTTCTTGAAGAACGCGTTGGGCGGGGTGAATCCGGCGGCAAGCTGGTCGATGGTGGTGATGGCCATGCTTTGATCTCACGACTCAGAGGCGACAAAGGCGCCGGTGGGGATTGTGAACGCTTCGCCCGACGTGACGGTCAGCGATGCCGTCAGGGGGCCGAAATACAGGAGCGTGCCGCTTTCGTTGAAGAGGCCGACGGCAACCACCGTCCCCCACGATCCGCCGGCGACGGGGAAGGTGATCGGGGACGCGTTCGACTTTGAGCCCGCCGCCGCTGGCGTCCACGTCGCGGATGTGTTCGGAACCTGCACGCGTGCGTACCCGGTTCCTGAGACTTCGACGCCTGCGGTGCTCGGCGTTGGGCTGGTGGTGAACAACCCGACCAGCAGCACCGCGGGCGGTGAAAACGCCGGACCACCGAGAAAGTGGTCGAGCGTTGCGTTTGCAAGATAGATGCTCTTGGAGGCCATGGGTTCAGACGGCAATCAGCACGCGGGCGGCGATGTTCAACGCGCCCTGGATCACGTTCTTGAAAGCCTGATCGGTCTTGTCGCCGGCGACGATGGCGCTGCGCGCCGCGTTGAGGGCGATGTTCTCGGATTCAATCCGCACGATCTGGGTGAAGTTCGGATCGTTCACGCTGGCGGAAATGTGGCGAAGACGCTCCGCGGTGTACTTCGCCGTCTCGGAGAGATCGTCTTTCAGACTGATCCCAAGGTCCGCCGCGGTCGATTTGACCACTTCGAGAAGATCGTTGCCGAGTTGGTCTGCGTTGATGCTCACGAAAGGCTCCTTCAGTTTGAGGTGATGAAATGAAACGATCAGCCGAGATTGTTGCGCGTTACGGGCCGAGCTTGTTTAGCGTCAGGCCGAACTGCACGACCCGTTCGCGTTTGGACTCGGCCAAGGCGGGCGTGATTTTGCCGGCGGCAACCTGTGCGTCGATGCCTCGCTCGGCGTAGCCCTTGACCGCCGGCCACAGCGGGCCGGCCTGCTCGTTGACCGTCGCCAGATCCTTGGACGCAAGCCCGGTGGTGAACGCGTTGAGGGTCTGGATTGCCGCCGGTTGTTCGTTCTCGGGAAGGGTGGCGATGCCTGCGCGCGCGTCCTGATCAACACCCCCTACCGCAATCAGCAGCGACGAGATGCCCACCGTCTTCCTGGCGGTGTTCCCCGCGCACCCGGGGTTGAGCATCATGGCGGGGATGACGAACATCCACACAGCCACAGCCATAATGACAATCGGGAGATGGATCGAGAGCGTCTGGCGTAGTCGCGAAACCTGCATAAGCGTTCTCCTTACGTGTCGGTCACAGTGGTCATCGCGTACACCGCAACGCCGGTGCCGACGGCTACCCCTTTGGGGGCTGTCAGCGGAGTGTAGTCGGGGGGGCTTCCAGCCGTGTAGTCTTCGATGGGCGTGTGACCCCACTGGATCAGCCCCGTCGCCGGGTTGATCGACCAGAGAATCGCGGCCTTGCCCGTGGGCGGGTTGTCAAGATCGAGCCATGTCCCGTTGCGCCGGCCAACCACGATCACGCTCTGATCCGCCGCGTCGATGCCGATGCCGTTGGTGGGCGTTCCCCCGTTGAGGGCGCCCGGGGTTGCCCACGTCGGCGACGATGATGTCGGGTTGTTGCTTTCGGTGGCGGACCGCCACAGCAGCACGCCGCTTGCCGAGCCCAGCGCAAAGACATTTGCCCGCGACTGCGAGATCCGACCGGCGGCAAAGACCCGCCCGGCACGATCGCACGCCAGCGCCCGGATTGCCGGCCCGTTGGCGTTGGTCGTTCCCGCGTTGGCCCCGTCCTCGTCGGGCACGTCGCACGGGTAATACGTGCCGATGCCCGCACGCTTGCCGCCCTGTTCGGTGCCGATCGGCGAGCCGGTATCGATCTCCCACACCTGCGCGCCGGAAATCTCGTACTTCGCCACGGTGGTGTAGCCGACCGATCCGTCGGGTGGGTGGGTGCTCGGGTCGGGCCCGTACCCCTGATTCGTGAACGCCACAACGCACGACGCGTCAACCGGGTTGATCGCCACGGCCGTTGGCAGCGCCCCGCGCGGTGCGCGGAAGAGCGTTTGCGAGAACCGGATGGTGCCGTGAATCACCACGTCGCCCGTCGTGCTCACCTCGACGTTCTGATCGCTCAGCGAAGGCGCCGTTGACAGGGCCCGGGGTTCGAGCTTGTAGCTCAACTCCGCCACGTCGGGACGCTGAACCAGCGGGACGATGCCCGCCCGCATGTGCTTCGCGCACGTCGGGTCCGCCACCGTCGCCGACGGGTTGGTGAGGATCATCGGCTCGGTCGTTCCGTCGAACGCCGCCCAGACGATCGTTTCGCCGTTGACCGTCGCGGTGGACAGGGCCACAAACCGCCCGACACCGCCCACCGCCGGCGGGATTGAGAGCGCGGCCGACACCACCTCCGGGTTTGCCAGCGATGCCCGCGTGCCGAGCGTGGGTGTGGGCACATACCACAACTCTCGCCCGCGCCCCACCCACAGGGCCTCGTTCGTCCACGCGAACGCGACGGCGCTCGTGTTGTTCACGCTCCCCACCGCCTCGACCGACGGCGCAATGAGCTTGGAGCCGACGTACATCCCCGTCACGGGGTCGATGAACACCAGCAGGCACCGCACCTGCGAGCTCGCCGTGTAGTTGAACGCCACCGCCGCCAGTGATCCGCTCGGATGCACCGCCACCCACGCGGGCACGCCGACGTTCGGGAAACCCGACGGGGCCGCCGGGATGCTGATGGGCGTCGCGGGGTACCCGCCGGGCTGGACGCGGGCCTGTCCTCCCGAGCCCGAGACGGTGTGGATCTCCCGAATCGCGCGGGTTGCCGTGTTCAGGATCGCCACATTCGCCACCAGCAGGGCCGACCGCCTGGGCGTTGCGGTCCCGGGGTCAATGTCCGTCTTTGCGCCAAGTGTGAAGCTGGTTACCGCCGATGCCCGGCTGATCTGCGCGAGCGTGCGGACGGCGCGGTTGCCGTCAACACCAAGCCGCGTGCTGTACACCTTGCGCATCCCCGGGCGCGTGCCGTACGACGCCTGATCGGCTTTGTCGCCGAACGGACGGCAGTTGCGTTCTGCCGACAGGGGCACGAGATCGCCGGCGGTATCGACAAAGGGCCGGGTGTTTGACACACCGGCCCTTGGGGGAAGCAGACGGGGGCCTTCGGCCATGTTCAGCTCCGAATCGTGCGAGAGTCGCGGGCGGGTCGGCTGTTCAGCGCGGCACCAACGCGGACCCGGGCGATGAGCCCGGCGCAATCGACCACAAGGCTTGCCGCAAGGGTCTTGCTGGGGCCGAGGTTGAGCGTGAGGCATTGCAGGGGCTTGAACCGGTTGGCGTTGCCCGTGCGCCCGGTGCCAAACCCGAGATCGAACGAATACCAGTTGTACCCGTCCTGGCTGTCGTCCCGGGCGGTCAGCAGTCGCGTGATCGCGCTGGCCGTTGGGATGAGCACCGGCGTGTTGTTGCCGGGCGTGATGATCGACGGCACGACCGCGGGCCCGACGATCGGATCGGTGATGCCGGGCTCAAAGGCCGCCACCGTCAGGTTCATCCCCAACGCGGCATCCTCCGCACCGCTCTTGCGGAACGCGGCAAGAATCTCGATCTGGTCCTGATCGGCGTTGTACTCGCCGGGAACGGTGAAGTTGAACGACGCCCGCGCCGCCGTTGTGGCCTGCGCCGACCATTGCAGGGTGTGGAAGGGCGGATCGTCGGAGCTTGGCACGATCGCCGGCACGGTCGATGACGTGGTGGCGGTCAGCACCAAGCCGGACGCCGTGACGCGGGCCAGCCCCAGCGGGATGGGGTAGTCCCGCTTGAACCCGTAGGCGGGAATGCTGGCATTGATCGCGTCGTCGTGATGAAGCGGGTTGGTACCAAATCCGGTTGGCATGGGTGAGCCTCCTGCTCGGGGTCAAACTTTGATCGGTCCTCGCCGCGTCCATCCGCGGACATCTGCACGGGTGATTGTACCGTCGTCGATGCTCGGATCGTTCAGTTGGCCGAGCTGCGCAGGGCGGTTGGCGCGGTCGAGCGCAAACGCCTGCGCCATGGCCGTGTCCATGTTTGCCTGAGCGATCGCCACGGTCTGCTCGTTGGGGTTCTTTGCGTCCGCGATCGCCATCTCGTAGAGCACGCATTGCAGCACCGCATGGTCAAGCGTGCGCCCGCCGTAGTGGCGGTCATCAAGCTCCACCAGATCCCGCGGCATCAAGACGTACTCGGCGGCGACTTGATACACCTGATCCGGGCGCGGGTAGACCAGCAGCTCCCACGAGCGCTCTTTGGTCAGCGGGCGAGTTGCCGCCATCGTGGGGCGTCCGACGTTCTGCCCCTGCGCCAGCATCGCCCGAACCCGGTTGGCGTCGGTGTGGATGATCCACGTTGACGACACGAACGTCCCGGGCTGATTCACCGACCAACGCCCGCGCGGAGCACCCTCAAAGCCTGGCGGGAGCTTCCAACGCGCCGTGTCGCCGTCCACCGCGTTGGCGGGGTCGTTCGAGATCGTGATCTTCACCGTGTCTTCAAGGAATCGCCATCGCGGGTTGGCGGCGTAGAAGCGGCGGATGCCTCGGTTCACAAGGCGCTTGCACCGGTCAAGGTTGTGCGGGTCGGTGGGAATCTGGGCGGCGGACGACTCGCCGGTAAGCGGATCAACGTACTCGGCCACACCCAGCCGTTCGGCGGCGTCCAAGATCAGCTCTGCAAACGTGCGCCCGTCCATAGGTGTGCTCAGAAAAAAACCCGGTCCGGCGGTAGCCGAGCCGGGTCGTGGACTGCGTTGGATGTGCCTCAGCCGACGCTGGGAGTGCCAAAGAAGCCGGAAGCCGTGTTGATGATCTGATCGGTGATCGCGCCCGAAGTGATCTGCAAGGACTTGAAGCACATGCGCTGGATCGAGCTGGTGATCGTGCCGGCGTTGGTGGCGTCAAGCGTCACGTTGGCACCGACAAACGACCCGTCCTGGGGACCGAAGAAGTCGCCGACCGCCACCGCCGAGCCCTTGGTGGCGCGGACCTCACCGATGTACGAACCGAGCGGGGCAATCTCGATGAGACCGCCGCGCTTGCTTGTCGCCGGGACGCTCGTAACGACGCCGGCGCACAGGGCGAGTAAAGACGTTTGCGGGCGCGTGACCATCCCGGTGGGAAGACGGAGGGAGATGTCGTTCGTGTTGGGTGTGCCGGAAGTGCCGTTGACCGGATCCCAACACACAATCGAACCGACGGTGACGTCCTCGTTGATTGCGGTGCGGGAGTTGGCCGCGGCGTTGGACGTGAACCCGGTGTAATGCACCGTGATCCGCTTCTCGGGCACGGAGATACCCGGCACGATCTGCTGGCCGCCGACACCCGTGCCGGAGGCGAGAACAAAGTTTTGGGCTTGGATCGACATGGGAAACTCTTTCTATCTGGTGTGCGTGTGGTGAGGAACGCAGACGGGCGGAAGGTTCAGCCGGCGGTGTTTGATTACCGAACGGCGTGGCCGATCCAGCACGAACGGGGGTTGTCGCAGACGATCTGCCCGGAGGAGTCGATGCCCTGGGTGAACACGTGGCGCTGGTCAACGTCGTTGATCGGCTTGTCCTTCTGCATCCACATGTTCTGAAGGGTGATGACGTACAGGTGGTTGTGGTTGACCCCAAGGATGGGCGCGTCGGCTTCGCTGTCGAGCGCGGGCGTGGCCACGGTCTGCACGTCGCGGTACATCAGATCGCCCGAGAACGGGCTTGCGTTCCCGTTGCGGTCATCGGGGCCGCGGTTCACGATCTCCTCGTAGTCCTCCGAGAACTGCTGATTCCAGTAAACGCGCAGCTTGCTCTTGCCCGAGGTGTTCGTCGAGCCCTTCATGCCCGGGGGCGGCGCAAACCGCGTGCGCTTCATGGCCGTGGTCATGGAGCGCAGGGTCTGCATGTTCAGCGATCCGCCGTGCGTGAAGGCCCAGTTGCGCCACCGCTCGTTGGCGGGGATCGCCGCGTCGATGTTGCCGACAACGCTGCTTGTGGAGCCGTTGCGGAAGACCGCCGTGGTCCCGTTGAACCCACCGCGGATGTCGGTGACACCCGAGCCAAGGCCGCGGATCCAATACTTCATCCCCAGCGGGAAACGCGTGTCGCCGGCGGAGGTGGGCGCGAGGAAGCCGTTGAGCTCCCAATAGTTGCAGATTTCCTCCATCTCGGCGTCTTGCTGGGTCTTGATCCACTCGATGACGCGCTCCTCGTCGGAGGCGTTCATGGCCAGCTCGCGCACGTCGTACATGATCTTGCCTTCGTGGTGGAACCACTCGGCGGCCATCATGGCCATGACCTGCACGCGACTCGTGGGCGTCACTTCGTAGAGGTTCACACCGCGGGACGGAGCGCCGGAGCGAAGCCGGATCGACTTCTGGAACCGCGTGCCGCCGGACTGAGGCATCTTGTCGGAAACGACCGACTCCAAGAACGGGTAGTTCTGGAGCAGGAACGTGTCGATCTTCTTCCCGCGGTTGAGCTTGGGAAGAGTCGTGATCAAAAGATCGCCAGCTTCTTGGATCGTCAGGCCGCCCGCCATAGTGAGCCTCCTTGCTCTTTCTACACCGCGTCCTGCGGTGTGTGTCGGTCAAGTATAACCACCAACCATCATCAGCGATTTTTCAGGAAGTTTCGGACGTGGTTCTTCGCGTCGGCATCGGGATCTCCCCCTTGCCCACCCACACCGCCGCGCCCGGCGGTCGGCGGGATCACCCGTTGAGCCGCGCGGGATTTGATGGTGCTTCGGACTTCGCTGATCGCCGTCGATTTGGAAACGTCGAGCCGCGCGGATTGGTGAGCGTACTTCAGCGCCCGCGCCGGCGTGATGCCATCGACCTTGCCCTTGAGGGTGTTGTAGATCGAGTTGGCGATGCCCAACACGGTCTGACGGTTCTGCTGCTGTTCGGGCGTGAGCGAATCCCACGAGTCGCCGTAGACGGCCTTGAAATCGCCGCCAAGTTCCGAGAACGCCTTGTTGGACGCCTCCATGGCGGGGCGCATCTGCATGGCCTGAATCGCCGGCTGGATCTCGGAGATCACCGCCTGCATCGATTGGATCTGCGACATCAGCGGGGCGACAACGCCATCGACGAGCTCGTCCCCGTAGCTGGCGCGGAGCGATTCGATCTTCTTCTGATCGAAGACCGGGGCCGCGTTGTTGCCGGCGGGGGCCTGCGCTGCAGCATTGGGCGGCGTCTGCCCTTGCGGCGGCTGGTTCGCGCCCGCGTTCTGGGCGGTACCGGCGTCCTGCGCGTTGGCGGGCTGACCCTGCGCGGGCGGCTGGAAACGTCCCATCGCCGCCGCCATCGTGTTGATGAGCCCGCCAAACTCGGCCTTGGCCGCGTCAGCACCGATCGCTGCCATCCGCGCGGTCAGGTTGTCCTTGTTCCAGCCCAGATGACCGAGCGTGGCAAGATCCACGTCGTCGAACCCGAGCGAAGAAAGATCGCCGTGGCCTGCATCCTGCGAGCCATCGGCGAGGGTTGAATCCGGTGTTCCTTCACCAGATGCGGGGAGGTTTGTTGAAATGGCGGTTTCGTCAGCACCGGTCTGAATCATCTCATCGCCGCCCGTGTTGATTTCGTCGCCACCCATGCGTTGCTCCTGTGTTGGTGCAGGTGTTGGTGCGGTAGTTTACCCCTCATCCGTCTTCTGAAGCGACACGCGCTCGATTTCCCGTTTCTGGCGAACGAACCGGCGTTCGTCGCTGCGCCGGTCAAAGACCACATCCCCCTGATCGGTGATCGTGGTGTCCGGGTACAGCCGACGCGCCTCCGGCACGTCTTCCGGGTTGAATCCGTGCATGAGGCTGATCGTGCCTTCGCCGTGAAAATGACGCTCGCGGAGGGTCAGTGACGGCATCGGACACGCGGGTGAATGTTTGCATCGCGGGCACGACTGAGCGTTCTTCGCCGCGTACCGGCAATGCTCCTCAAACTCGTGCTGGCACTTCTCGCACAGAAACTCGTACAGGGGCATGGTGATCTCACGGAACGGCGGTTGCCGACTGACGCGCCGCCTGCGGTGATTGTGATCGGCTGGGCGCGCCCACCGCGCCCGGGCCGGTTGTCGGTTGCTGGGGCATCCCGGGCATGGCGCCCGCGCTCGTGGGGGCGAGCATCGCCGAATCCATGGCCGCCATGCGCGGGTCGTTGACGAGGTTGTCCAGGTCGGGGCGTCCGAACTCCGAACCGAGCACTTGAAGCGTCGGCGTCGAGTTGTACACGCCCGCCTGCATGTAGGGAAGCAGCTCGTTGATCGTGCGGAAAAGCTCCAAGAGCATGGCGCGGCGGACGGTCGGATCCATCGGCGCAAGCGTGTCTTGGAGGATGTTGTAGTTAAAGTCGAGGTACCCGCCCCGGCGTGTTGCCGCGTCGTAGACCAGATCGAGCTTTTCGCCGCCGGGGATGCGGACCGACGTTGGGCGCTGGATCAGCGGGTCGGTCACAAACGACCACGCGAGCATCTTGGAAAGCTCGCCGGCAAAGCCGACTACGCGACGATCGAGCACCGTCGCGCCCCGGTTGGCGTTGTTCTGGAGCAACTGCGCTTCCGTCGCCGTGCCCGTCTCGCCAAGCTGGCCGGATCCGCCAAGCTGCTGAACATTGCCGGTGATGTTGTTGTACTGGCTCATCATCCACTTGAGACCGTCAAAGAACTGCTCGATGACGCCGCCGAACTGGAGCATCACGTGGTTTTTCGGGTCGTCCATCGCGACCGTCGCGCCGTCGGGAGCGTCTTTCACTTCCAGAGCCTCGTGCTCCACCGCGCGGGCGTACCCGTATATGGTCTTCGACCGGTGCATCTGGTTGATGAGCTTTCCCGCCACCTTGTCAACCGCGTTGGCCAGGTCCATCTGCTGACCGACCGGGTGCGTGCCCATGATGTTGTTGGGGATCGGGCGCAGCCTCAGAATCCGATACCGCCCACCCTTCGGGCCCTCGTACTTCTTCAGTTGGAGAATGTGATCCTCGTTGCTCATGGAATCCGTCTTGACCCGTCGCGACGGGATGATGATCTCCTGCACGTTGTCGTCGCCGAGGTACATCGTCATCTGGATGAGCTCGATCTGGTCGTAGAGCGGATCCTTGCGGTTGGTGTCGTTGGCTGACACCATCTCGGACGATCGGCTCCCCGCCTCGTCGCCCATGCCGAGGTTGTGAACCGCGGGCATCATCTTGATGATCTCTTCCTTACCGGCGAATAGCCCGCATTCCAGCGCGTAATCCCGGCCAACCCGGAAACGGTGGAACTCGAACGACCGTTCGCCCCAGGTGCGCGCGTGCGGGTCGATCCCGTAGTCGTCGGGGTCGATGCGCGCGATGAAATACTCGCCAAGGTCCACGGACTCGTTGTTGATGAGCACCTGAGACGAACCAGCCTTGATCCCCCACATGGCGATGCCCATCGGGTAGACCAGGGCGTCGAACACGCACATTTCGAGGACTTCGGTTCGGATTGCCTGATCGATCCACGCCTGATCGAGCATCGATTCGAGCAGCATGGCTTCGCCGGAAAGCTCGTTGCGCTTGGGCAGAAGCACGTGTCGCGGGTCCGACCCAGACAGCACCGCCGAAAGAACGTCGATTGTCTGTGCCGTCAGGTTGACCACGCGCCGCACCCGCCGATTGCCGTCGCTGGCAAGGCCCATGTTTCCCACGCGGTCGTTCACCGCTCCCATGTAGATGCGCAGCAACTCGCCGCGTAGCTCGCGGTGGGGCTTGTGGGCGTTGTCCGCCGCCTCAATGGCCTTGTAGATGCGGTCAATGCTCGGGACTTCCATCGGCACGCTCCTTGATCGTCAAGTCTACGGGTTCACTCGTCGTCGTTGAGCATCGATTTTTCGGCCTTCCGGCGCTGCCGACGGCCAAGGAACGACCGGGCCGGGACCGGGCGCTCGGGCGGTTTGATGCGGGGAGCCTTGAGCGCCGCTTCGTACGCCACCGCGTCAGCAATCACACGATCGCCGTGTGTGGCGCGGGCGTTGCCCTCTTCCTCCTGCATTTCGCCGGGCAGGATCTCGCCCGAACTCTCGCCGTACACATACCGGCTGGCCTCCTCCATCGCTTTGGCGCACCGGTTGATGAAGTCGCCCCGGGCCAGCGCCGTTCGATACCCGCCGAGCAGGTATTCCTTGTTGGGCCGGTTGCTCGTCCAGCCCAGCGCGTCGCCGCTGTCGTTGCCCCGTGTGGCGGTGCGGACCGCGCGGTAGAGGTACGGGTACGCCAGTGACTTGATCCGCTTGGTGAACGCGCCGCCGGGCCCGTTCGTCTCCCACGCCAGCATGGCGTACCCGGTCGGGCCTCCAAACCACACGCCCGCCAGAGCGGCGATCTCGGCAAGGCGCTCGGGGCTGGTGTACGCGTCGGCGAACTCGGCAACCTTCTCGCCCAGGTCGCGATCAAACACGGAGATCACCGAGTTGGACGCGCCGAGCCCGGCGCTCACGTCGATCCCGAACACGTAGGTGTGGTCTTGTCGCGGGCGGAGGATGCCGTCGGCGTCGGCTTCCAGCGTACACCAGAGCTTCCACGCACCCTTGATATCCCGCCGCCACTCCAGCACGTCGAGCAGCTTGTCGGGCGACTGATGCACCCACGAATCCCACCGGAGCACGGCATCGGCCAAGTCGAGCCGGTTCACCAGCGTCCCGGTCATGCGGGGCGGACGCACGTACAGCGCGGTGTGCTTGGCGATCGTCGGGCCGTCGAAGAACATCCACCCCGATTGCGTGTCGTCCATGTCGAGGTTTTCGGCAATGTTTCGGGGATCGACACGGCGGGCACACTCGGCCTCGTACCAAGACGACGTGACTTTGAGCAGGCCCGTGCGCTCGTCTTTGACGACGCTGCGGTCTTGGCCCTTCTCGGGATGGTCCCACCACGCCAGTTGCACCTTCCGCACGTGCGGAGATCGACAGAGCTTCGTGAAATAGCTCGATCCCTTCGGCGTCGAGTTGAACACGCGGCACGATGTGGAGTCTGTGGTTGCAGCGTCCACCGATCGCAGATTCGCCACCGCCGCGGCCTCGTCCACCATGATGAACGTTCGTCGCCCGCCACGGCCCAGGTCGGCGTTGGTCGATTCCCCGTCAATCACCGAATCGGTCGTGCCAAACCCGATGTGCATGTACGTGCGGTTGATCGAATCCGCGCCCCCGGTCATCCAATCGGGGAGCTTCGAGAGCATGTAATCGATCTTCCAGAACAGCGTGTCGGGGTCGTTGGCCCCTTTCTTCGGATCGCCCTTGTCCACCTCCTCCTCTTTGCGGCTGGCGATGAGCACCGACGTTTGGGGGAAGAACAGACACCGGTGGAGGGCGATGGCGAGGATGAGCCACGTCGCGCCCATGTCGCGGGACTTCTTGATCGTGCAGTCTTGGCCGGTCTCGATGCAGTTGATGATCTCGGCGGCGGCCTTGTCCTGAACCGGCCACGTCAGAAACGGGCGGTCGAGGCTCCCCACGGTTGCGCGGCGGAACCCTGCGCCCGACTGGAGCACCTTGTACGTCCACCCGAACACGTTGATCCAGAACGTGAACGACTCGCGGCACGCAACGATGGCGCTCGCGGGGTTGGCTTCGGCCCATTCAATCAGTCTGAGGCGGTCGGATGACCACTCGTTCACGCTTTTGCAGACGATGAGCCCGGTCTTCGGGCACGCCCACCGATCCTTCGGGTAGGCGAGCGGGTTGAACTGGAACTGGCTCATGGTCGAGCGATCGTAAGGCGTTGGCCTCACGCAGCGCCGCCTCGTGCTCGGCTTTCATGGAGCCGTTGACGTTTACGATGAGCTGTCGCAGGTCAAAGCCACCTTCACCGCGCACGTCCACGCGCACCGGGCTCTTGCCGCACATGAACTCAAGGAAAAACTTGATCGACTCGAAGTGCCCGCGCTTGGCCTTGGCGATCAGCGCCGCCCACACCTGCAAGATCGTCTTCTCGGGCGTGTTGGCGTCCGAGAAGAGCAGGGCACGAACTTGGTTGTACCGGGTCAGCTTCGGATTTCCCGGCCCGGGGAGCGAGTGCCCGGGCTCAAACTTCCCGTCCTTCTTGCGGTCCTTGGTGGGCTTTCGAGATGGTTTACGCTGTGCGGCGGGCACGGTCGGATGACCCTCCAATGTCGTTCAAATCTGGCGAGTCCTGATACACGCCGGGGTTGCTCCCGCGCCGTTTGTTGCGGCCAGCGAGCGAGTTGACGATTTGCGAGTTGGGCTTTCGAGTTGCCAGCAGGAACGCGGGGGATGGCCGTCCATTCGTGTTGACGGTACCGCCGTCAACGAACGCCGGAGACGTGCCGTAGACGCCCGCGGGGTCCAGGCCAACGGATGCCGGGTCTGTCGAGCTGAGCTTGGCGACGTTGTTGTACGTCGAGCTGGGTGTGTTGCTTGCCCAGACGGTGCTGGTGTTTCCGATGAAGTACGCGTTGTCGGAGAACTGGAGCACGTTCGGCGCAAGAGCGGTTGTGAGAACGCCGAACTGATCCCGCAGCAGCCATGTGTTTGCGGTGCCCGTGTACGTTCCGTTGTCCGTGAAAGCGAGCACGCACGACCGCATTTCGAGCACGCACGTTTGGGCCGTGATGGAGTGTCGCGGACAGATCAGGGCTTCCCCGCCCGAGCGCCCCGACAAACTGCCGGTGTGCAACAGGGTTGACTTGATGAAGTGCAAGCGGTTGTTCACCGGCGTACCAGAACCAAGCCCGATAAATCCGAACCCGGTCGTGGCGTCCGTCCGCAAGGTAGACGAGAGCAGCGTTGCACTGAGAAGAACGCGGGCGTTGTTGGCGTTGACACCAATCCCGAAGCTGCCTCCTGATCCTGCTCCAAAGCTGAGCAGCGTGAGCCCGGCAGATGGTGCGTGAGTGCCCGAAGGCAGCCAGCATCGGTGGAACGCAATGGCCGTGCCGGTGCCCGTGTTCGGTGCATAAACCCACATCGACCATGCCGTCGTCACGCAGTCAATGACGCGCACGGGGTAGTTGCGGTAGTCATGCGGGTTGCCACGACACGCGATCGTTTCGCCGACGTGATACGGGATGCACGCGTTCGGGCGAGGACCGCTGTTGGCCAAAAACATCGACTCGTCCACAAGGCAGGTGCATTCGCTCACTTCCATGTCGGCTACGCAGTTGGCAGCACCGTGGGCGTACGTGGCGTTCATCCCGCCGATGTAGCTGTAACCCTCGTCGGGCGGAAGGTGGGCACCGTTGGGAAGGTACCCGCCGTGGATGATGTACCGATTCCGTCGCTCCCTCGCGCCGCTGATCCCGCTTGCCGCGGTGGAATAGTTCACCGTCAACGTTGAACCCGTGTGGTTCAGGCATCCCGAGAACACGCAGTCTTCGATGATGATGCCGGTCGTGCCAGATCCAGCCGTTGCCCCCGCGCAGTGATATCCGCAGTTGGAGTACCAGCACCGCTTGATGGTTGACCCACGCGATGCCGTGCCGATAAACAGCGTGCCGTAGCCCGAGCCGCGAGGCGAACCCAGGTAGAACACGCCTCCATAGACGTGTGACACGCCGCCCAGCTCCATCATCGACCACGATCCGGGCCCACCGGCAATCCCATCAGGCTGGCCGGTAAACGCTGCTCCGTTGGTTCCGTACGGGTCGGTACCCGTGCCCGTCACCTCGCCGAGAACAACGCGAATGTCGGAATCGGGATCGACAATCGCCGTTGACCGCACCGTGAGCTTGCGAGTCGTGATGTTGAAGTGCCATACGTGGTTGTTGGGCGCAACGATCGCGGCGACATTGATCCGTCGTTGGAGAAGCCCACCGTCTGCGCCGTTGGTGAACGTGCCCAGCGTCTGGTCAAACCGCACCGCAACAGCGCCGACACCGCCGTTGGCGACGGAGAAGCTCGCGGGCAAGTTGATCTCGTACGTCGAGTCGCCCAGGTTGGTCCAGGTCAGGCCAAAAAGCCGACCGGTCGGATTCAAATCAACCACACTCTCAGAACCGTTGAGCGTCCACGCGCCGCGCGAGCCCGGCAGAATGTCTTGTAGGTTTTGGAATCGCACGCCAACGGTCGTGCGGATCTTCCGAGAACCCGAACTGCCGGTGTAGTTTCCGAACATGTTGACGATATCGCCGTCAACCAAGGTGATGGTCGCGCCTCCCGCCGACGTATCGGTGAAGGTGTTGTTCCCGGTCCATTGATCAGCGTTGCCGTCGAAGGTGTATGTGGCCATTGTGCTCGCGTCCTTGCGTGCGTGGTGGTTGGGGGATGCTCTACGACGACGCCGATCAGCCGCTCACGCCCATCAGGGCAGGCCCAACGCGGGCGCACGTGCCGATCGCCAAAGCGATCTCGATGATCTCCGCCGCCATGGGGTCGATGACGAGCGTTGACGGTCCCCCAGCGGGGTTGAGCACGCGCGTGAACGCCGGGGGAAGCGAGTTGTCGCTGCTGGCGTTGATCCCAGCCGCCCATCGTGCGTTGGCGTTGAACAGCCCGCCCGTGAAGCCGGTGATGCCGCCAGCCTCGCCGGTGAAGTCAACAAGCTGGGTCTTGGTCCAATGCACCGTGTTCGGGGCGCTGGGCGTCACAAGCTGGTTCCAGAGCGAGATACGCCCCGTGAACGTCTGCCCGAGCGTGCCTTCAACCACGAACCGCAGCGCGAGTAGCTTGCCCTTGAGGGGGGTTTGGGCAAGGTAGATGCCTTGGTTGATGAGCGTCTGGGGTTGAGCCGCGACATCAGCCGTCGGCGCAGGCAAAGCCCCGTTGTACGCCGTGAGCTGGCCCAGGGGACCGGTCAGCGGGTTCCATGGTGCCTGAAGCTGGTTGGCGATTCCGATGGACACGACTTGTTGAAGTCCGCAACTCATGGTGGTGCTCCTTGGTGAGAACAATAGCCCATGACCATTCCAAACCTCGCGCCCCCGAAGCACCTTGCCGACCAGATCCGGCGTTTTGACCAGGCTGAGCAGCTCCGCCACCCCGCCGAGCTGCAGTCGCTCCGCCGAGTGCGTGATTGCACGACCGAAAGCCTCGCCACAACTTTCGGGCGCTACACCCGCATCGGCAGCGCCATGAAGGGGGGCGGGGTCATCGTCGCCAAGCTGGATGGGTGGGTGGCGGTGAGGGATCTCCGCCGTGAAGCGAGCGGGCCGACGCTGGCCGGGGCCGTGGTCCTGACCGAGAAGGCCGGTTCACGCCGTTGGTGGGTGGCGACCCCGATCACCGCGGATGATTGGCGGTGGATGTACCAGGGCCAAGGGTAAACCCTGTACCGCCGCTTTGAAAAGCGTGCATGAAAAAACCCCGGGGGCAACGAGCCACCCGGGGTCTGGAGGAGAATGCTGGGGGCGTCACGCCTTCACGTCGAGCGGGGGGCACTCCGAGCACGTCCCGTCGGCGAACGTCACCCGCTGGCACCGTGGGCATTTGATCATCGGACGACCCAACACGGGCCTCAGCGCAAGATCTGCGCCGCTGTGATCTTTCTTGGGGGTGAGTTGTGCCGGTTGTGCCCCATCCATCGCCCCCTTGGCGGTGTGGAGCGTCGCCTTGGCCCGTTCTTCCAGATACCCGGCGAACGCCTGCAACTCGTCATCGAGCGTCTTCATGGCTTCTGACCGCTGGGCTTCGGGCGCTTCTTGCAGCACGCGGCGGGCTGCGAGCACGACCGCGGCGAAGGCTGGGGCGTCTTCGTACACCTCCCCTTCCTCGGCGGCGATTTGGGCGAGGCGGGCATTGAGGAACTGGCCGTTCATTCGGTGGAATGACGGGTTGGACCCCTGTTCGACCATCAGCGCGTCGGCGAGCTGGTAGAGGGGCGTCAGGGCACTGTTCAGGGCGTCGGCGGCCAAAGCCTCGGTGGCACGCACGATGCGCGTCCCGTCGCCCCACGAGCTTTTCACCCGCAAGGCCAGATCGAAGCTGTGGGCCACCAGAATGGGGCCGAACGGGCTCCCAGGGGGCGCGATGCAGATGAAGGCGTACCGCAGCCGCTTGGCGTGCTCGATGAGCAGGGCGGTGGCTTTCTCTTCCTGATCGGGCGTGAGGCGGTCGGCGATGGACATGGCGAGGCTCCTGATAAGGGTGTGTGCGAACGACGGTCCGCATCGCCTTGGGGGCCACAAGCCCCCTCGGCGGCGAAGACCGTCAGGCCGGTGTTCCGCCTTTCCCTTCGTGCTCCGGTGGTTTCCCCGTCAGGGCTTCCCGCGCGAGGCTCACCGCCGCGGCAAGGTTGCCTGAAAGGGTGACGTGGTTGTTGTGGTCGGCGAAGTCGAGAAGGGCGTTGCAGGCCGCAAGGCTGATGAGTTGAGCACGATGCCGCAACATCATGCTGCGCGAGTAGCCTTGTAGAGCGTCGCCATTCCAGTTGTCACACTCCCGCACGATCAGTCGCATGAACGCCGATAGACGGCACCCACGCTCACCCTCGTTTGCCCGCACCAGTATCGCCCCTACCCAAGCGTGCAGACGTTCGCGAACGGACGGTTCGGGGATGTTGTCGATGCGCTGGGCAATAGACTCGGCCCACATCGACACTCCCATGCTGGTCAGGTCCATCAGTTTCTTGGATGGTTTGCGGGCCATGGTCAACCTTTCGTGCGATTGGGGGTTTTGCGGTCAATCAGGTGGAAATAGTGCGGGGGTGCGTCGTACTTGATCCCGGCGAGATCCTTCATAAAGCACCGCTTGAGATTGCGCCGGTTCTTGGCGGACATGAACCCGCGCACGTTGAAACGGTGGATCTTGCAGTATCTGCCCTCGTACGGGATGGTCGCATAGTGGGCCATGGTCATTCTCCTTCGACGAACTCGCCGGTGAAGTTGCGCTGGGCGGTGTGCAGGCTGTCGAGGATCTCGCCGATCGGGACGTTGAGCGACGCCAGCCCGTGCGCCGCGTTCGTCACGAGATCAACGAAATACTCTTTCGCCAAATCGTCTGGAACAATCGGATCGGAAATCATCTTGTGAGTGACGTCGCCAATCTCGCCCGTGCTGCGAAAGATCGCGTCCAGCCCCTCGGTTGCTCTTCGCTGATTCGTTTTTGATGCGTTCCACCCGTTCTTCCGCTTCTTCTTCGTCGTCATGGTCATTCTCCTTTGCGGCCTTGCGGGCCAGCGCCTTGGGGCTCGTGAGCCCCTCGGCGGCGGTCCGATCAGTGCCCGGCGTGGATGCGGTAGAGCACCGCCCGGCGGCGGTCGCGAATGAAGTCGTAGACGTTGATGTTGTCGGGGATTCCGAAGACCTTGCGAACGTCGGCGTGGTGATCGTCGGTCGAGTCTTCCCACATCTGCACCATGTAGGCGATGTCGTACAAGTCTTTGATGTTCGCGCACGCCCGGGCGGTCTGCTCGTTGGGCATAAGGCTGAAATGGTGTTCGGGCCATTCAACGCTGAACGTCTTGTTGTGGTGTTCGACGACAACCCCGGGGCGCAAACCCGCCGCGGGTGCGGGCATCTTGGCGAGTTGCGGGCTGGGGTCTTGCTTGGCTTGGACGCGCCGAAGATCGGGCCGACCGGCGATGTAGGCCGCCACCCCTTCGCGGTTGTACGCGTCAACAGACGCCATTTGCTCACTGTCCGCCACGGGCGGGTACTCGCGCGTGTCGATGTAGTGCGCCATCGCGTATTCGAGCACGTCGGACATCTTCCAGCCCGCAACGATCGCGCGGGCGAGATCGAGCGTCTCTTGAGTTGGCCGCCGGTAGATGACGGTATGGCACGGATCGTTGAAGTCTGCATTGTGCTTCTTCACCGCTTCCGTCAAGCCGATGGTGTCGTAGTACAGGTGAAACAAACCGTTCTGATGAAACACCTCGATTCGCGAGAACCGATAGTTCACCTCGACGCTGAACCCGCACTGACTCGCCACAAACGCCAGACGCCTTGCCGCGTTGCCGAACCCCTCGACGGCGTACACGTCCGCTTCACCCGCCAGATTGATCGGGATGCCGGTGGGGATCTCGAAACCGCGTCCATTCACGTTGCCCATGGTCATTCTCCTTGGGTGGGGGCACTCCCCACTTCCATGAGATTACCATCGGCTTTCCATGCTGTCAACTTGAATCGCTCAGAATCTCGCGCGGCGGAATCGGATCAGCTCGGCCAACTCGGGGTGCCGCCGGACCAACTCACGGGCGAGAAACGCCACGTGGTTGTTGTTGATCTTGAACCCGGGCGCTCGCTTCACAACCCGCATCTCCCACCGCACCCGCTCGGCGATGAACTTCGCCCCGATAACCCCGCCGCACGCCGCGGCTTCCTGGGCGAACCGGACGAACGCCGACCAGATAGCGGGGTTCTCCTTGATGAACGTCTCGGCCTGATCGCGGTAGTTGGCTTTCACGACCCGGGGGCGGCGCTCAACCTTCGCCGGAGGCGATGGGTCGGGGATGCGGGTTGTGGCGTCAAACAGGGATGGTGTCAGCATGTGCTTCCCAATCTGTAATCCTGCTCGGTGATGGTCTTGGTCCGCCAGAATCTCGCTGTGGTGTAGCGCTCCTCGTACTGGCGGTAGCGGTGTCGGGTGCGCGAAACCCAATCAATATCGACGCTCTGCGAAACTCGGAACGCCGTCACCCGCACGCCGCTCCTCGCTTCCAGATGCGCCGCCGCCTCCATCAAGCGGGTTTTCCACGCTTCCCACTTCTCCTCAACCTTGTCTGTTTGGTTTGCGGTGCTCATCGCTTTCTCCTTCGCCCCTTCGGCGTGTGCTGGTTGCCCTTGCCCCGGCAGAACCGACGCCCGCGGCGGTGATTGGCCGGACGCTTGAGGAACAAATAGACACGGCGGGAAACAAACGTTGTGTGTTTCCCCTCGCCTGGAACAAACTGCGAGCGATGCAAATACCGGTCGAGTTGTTCGAGTAGGTCGTTCTGTTCGATGGCGCTACCCGAGATCAGCTTCTTCACTTCGGCACCCGTCAGAAGCGGTGCCAGAGAGGGGTCAAAAACCAATGTATTGTCTGTGCTCATCGTTCGCTCCTTTTCACTTCGACACGATCAGCCATTCCGTCACCGCGTTCGCACGCTGG